CCTTTGTGGCGCCAGTAAGTTTGGTAGCTAGCTCCGGTTGTCCAATTCGTTCCAGTGCTGCGCTCAGGTCATTGGACGCCTGGTTTGTGAGTTTGGCCCTAACGAAAGCTGCTTCCGGAGATGACTTGGAACTTATTTTCCCGCGCGCTTCCCATAGGTCTTCCAAAGTAACAGAAGCATCAGAATTGGAGCGTACACTTTTCTCAATGATGCTACGTACTTTTTCATTGTTTAGACCAGCGTCATAAGCTTCTGACGTGAGCGATTCAACAAGGGATGGCCTGCTCACAGCTGACTTCTCAATGGCGGTATCAATTACAGAAGCCTTGGTCTTCTGCTTGTTGAATATCTCACCAATGTCATTGATGGCCGTGTCCCTTACCTTCTTTGCGGCAAGTGCAGCCGTCTCCTTGGATTCAAGGTTGATGCCCGCTTCTTTAATCTTTCCGAAAACATCAGCTACAGCCGCCTCCCTTGAGGCCTGCTTGACGGTGGGGGCTGTAAGTGAAGCATTCTTCTCAACCCACGAGCCTACCTTGGGTAGTGCAAATTCAGCAGCTTTGCCAAGGGCACCAAAGCCAGCTCCAACCCCGGCGCCCACGAGGCCTGACAGACCAGCGTGATAAATGAGTTTATCAACAGATAGGTCCCTATCCCTTAGGTAGCTGTCTGTGATGTAGTTGGCGCCACCGTAGATGGAGTTCTCTATACCAGCGGTGAGAGCGGAGCGGCCGATAGTGGAGAGAGCAGACCTGCCGGCGCTAGCCGCTCCTGCGCCCGGAGCGTACCTGGACGCAAGCAGAACGCCAAGAGCCCCACCAACACCTGAGCTGACTGGGTACACTTCCTTCGCGGTATCAAACAGACCGGCCGTTGCTTGCGTGTCCCCGCGAATCATTCCCGAGAGAGCGGGAATGATGCCGGCCGTGCCCATGTCAGCGGCTCCGAGGATGCCAGCGCCGATGTGCTTAAGGGCCGGCGACTCAATGCCCATCCCCGAGAACGTGCGGTCCATAATGTCCGCCTGTTGCTCGTTGTGAAGGATACGCTCATCCGCCGCTGCCATATCACGGTAAGCGTTTCCGAGTTCACCCTTGGTGGCTACGTGGCCGCCTCCAGCAATGAACTGTGGCAGCTCATGGGCGTACACCTCCCCAACCTTACCGTCTTGACCGGTAACGGGGACAACCTGAAACTGCTCTGGGTTCGCTACGCTGCCAGAGGCCGTCAGGTTCGGTGCGTCATGACCCTGAAGCGGCTCTGTCATTTTTTACTTGGCTTAGTGGGCATGGACTGAACCCTGTTGTCGGGAAGTACGTTCCCGTAATTGCCAGCATTTTGGAGAGGCCAGTACCCGTACCCTCCGTTCGGGCTAGTGAATCTGCGCGCTGGAACAAGTCCGGTTAGACTGCTGTTAAACTTCTGGAATGCCATGTTGTTGATTGAGTCAAGCGTGGCACGAAGTCTCAACTGGTCCTCGCCGTTGATTGCATGCTTCACGGTGCCAAAGCGTGAACCTATGTCCTCAAGGTTCAGACCGGCCATGGTCCGCTCAATCTCACCCTCCTTGATGGCACCCTTATCAAGTATCTTGGTGCCAAGCACGGCTGTCTGGCCAACGTCAGCCTTGATTTGCTGTACCAGTGATATGTACTCCTTGCGAGCCTTGGCGTAGTCATCGCCCTTCTTGGCCTCTTCTGGGGTGGTCATGCTGGTCTTGGACAATTCCCAGGCTCCATAAGCCTTCACTAGCTTGTCAGCCCTATCAAGCTTTGACTGGATTTCGGGTACCTTGGTGGCGATAATCTTCTGCGCTTCCCTGACGTCAAATACATCTTTGCGGTGCTCTGGGACAAGGAAGAACCTTCCGTTCCCAGCATCAAGTGGAAAGGTTCCCTCAGGGGTTATGGTCTTTCCTGGATGCTTCTGGAAACCCTGCCTGATTCCCTCGGGTACATCCTTACCGGTTAGAGGAAGGAACCTCTCTCCAGTGGCGGTTACTTGCTCACGGTCTTTACCGTACTGCGCGTTTGGATAAACGGCTCCATTAGGCTTACCCATAAACGCACTCCCCGGGGCGTCCCTCTCAACCCAATTCTGTCTGCCTGGTGTGGCCTGCGATGGCTGCGTTCTCTCTGGGGGAGAAGCCATCCTTCCTCCCTGACCAGAAAGTGCGCCAAGTGGCGCCGCTCCAGTCGGAGGTGTTGGGGGTTTCGGCGCTGCCGTATCTTTCTTGAGCACGTTGATGTTTGCGTCTTGCTCTTTGGAAGGAACGCTGTCGGCTCCCATTTTGGGAGCGTGCTTCGCCATCATCTCTGGGGTGGCGTGGTAATCTCTGGAGCTTCGGAAGAGTAGGTTTTCCTGAAGCGCCATCGCTGAGCGATTTTTTTCCAAAAGAGCTTCAGCCGCCTTAGCCATGGCGGGACTGTTAGTCTTCTCCGCAATTAGAGAAAGCTTCTGCGCTGCGATAGCTCTAGTGTCAATTTCAAGGGCAAGTGCTGCCTGGTCATCATCCTGGTACTGCTGCTTGTAAAGTCCGTAAAGGGTTTGCTTTCGCCCGATGCCAGCCTGCGCGATGTTGAACGCATGTTCCTTGGCCTGCATCTCCTCCCTGATAGCGTTCTCAGCGTTCTTTACAGCAAGCTCAGGCTTACCAACGGCCGCGTAGAATGACCCGAAGAAGCGAGAGATTAGGCTGTTCCATTCAGCCCTGTTTGCTTTGTCTTTGTAGTACGCGTCCGCAATTGAATTTTGGTTTTCAAGGTCCTTGATTCGCTGGCGGTTCTCCTCCTTGGCAGCTGCGCGGTGCGCTGAGAGTTCAGCCATTCTGGCCTCTGTCTCACCAATGAACTTTTCCCCTGCAGCTATCTGCTCGTCCCTAGCGGACAATTGTTTTTGAGCTGCCTCGCCACCAAGCTCAACAGCGTTTTGGCCAGACTCAGCAAAGCGCTTCATGCTTCCTGGCATCTGGGCAAATTCTGGGTCAGCGTCCCACTGGTAGTCAGGTTCTACTTTGCGAGCTGGGCCAGCCCCAAAACCAATGTCCGTGACTACGCCCGTGGCCTCCGCCTGGTCCGGGTTAACCCCATCAAGACTTCCGTCCACAGCGGGTGCGTCAGCCTCATACAGGCTGCCGCTGAGTTCCGCCATAGCCCGCGCGGCGTCATCCATTGGGACAGAAGCGGATGGCGGAGACGCGTAACCACTACCTGGACCTAGGCCAAGGTCATTGTAGCCAGCAGCTGTGGGGTTACCCTCGTCATCAAAGAACCTGGGCATTACTTTTTACCGTCCTTGCACTCGCAACCGTACAGTCCCTGGCGCTCAATTTCCTGCTTGTTCCTGAGCTTATTGACCTCGTGCATGGACGGGAGCCCGGGGTCTTCCCCCCTTAGCTCCTTGTCCATTATTGAATCAAGAGATTCACCGGTTCTTGCTCCATGCACCTGGATTTGGTTCTGCCTGTCCATATGCTCAATACTTGGCATATCAAGCTTCTCTCCACGCATTTCCCTATCCATCACATCACTGATGCTGGCTCCGGTGGCCCTCATATACGCCTGAAGCCTTCTTTGCCGGTCAAGTCTTTCGCTGTCAGTCATCTCCATTGCAGGAACGCGTCTCTCAAGTGGCTTTGCCACCGGAAGGTCAATACCGCGTTTTGCCATTTCCTGAGCGTACTCTGGGTCAAAGTACTGCTGCTTTCCTTCGGCGGTCTTCGTGTTTGGCTGGGGCCTTACAGCTGCGTGTTCTGCCTCAATTCTCTTAAGCATCTCTGCGGCCCTAGATGACAACTCTGAGTTGCTAATCTTTGGCGCAGCTGGCTTAGGCTTTTCTGGCGTGAAGTCCATTCCCTCCATTGGAGGAAGCGTAACTTCAGGCCCGAGCCAAATGCCGTCACTTGGGCCCAGCCTTACAGGCCGCCTGACAACAGGCGTGGAGGCAATGTCCCTACGTACAGTAGGAACGCTCACCACCTCGTCCTCTTTGTCAAACCATCCCATTAGTATCCGAACCCATCTTCCGGTTTATCTTCCATACCAGAGAACATGCCTTTGTATTGCTGCGGGTTTTCAACCGGAGCTTTCTGTTGCGGAGGTGGCTGGTATGCGTCAGCGGGTTGAGGGGACGGGTTTACGACTGGAGCATTTCGGTACATCGCCTGCTTGTCAGCCTCAATCTTGTTGAGCATCTCAGCTGCCCGAGCAGCCATCTCTGAGTCAGTCATCTTATTGGGCTTAGGGCGCTTATTCGGCACGCCAGGCTGAGGCTGAGGAGCTGTTTCCTTAGGCATTCCCATTTGAGCTGAGAGACGCTCAGAGGGTAGGGCTCGCTTGGCTCTAGACAGCTGCGGAGCCGAAGCGGAAAGTGATGGGTTTAGGATTGATGGTCTTGGGGCGCCTTGGCCCATGTCAGACATGTAACCGCGGCCCTCTGGCGTTGATTGGATGGTCTTCCCATATTGTTCATAAGGGAATCCAACAATGTACGGCATATCGTCTTCTGACATGATTTCCCTTAGTCTTCCGTTGTATTGTACGTGTAACCCTTGCCGTGCTCGTGACCGCCAAACGGGTTACTCTGCGAGCCGCCAACAGGTTGGGCTGAACCTCCGCCAGGAGCTCCGCCGCCCATCCCTCCCATCCCAGGTATTCCTCCTGGAATAAGGCCGCCAACCATACCAGTCACGGCCGGAGCAACTGAGCCAATGACGCCCATGAGCCTTCCGTTTTTCTCAGCGTCCTGAGCGTTGTTGTATCTTGACTGAGCGGAGCGTGCGGCCTGAACCCTTCCGGCCTCACCTGCCCTAGCCTGGTCCACATTCATGCGTCCCTGGAGACCGGCCTGACTGTACTGACTGCCAAGGCCGTACATTCCCATAGCCGCGTTGTCATCAATCTGACGTCCCTGATTGGACAGCTGACCCTTCTGGATATTGAAGTTGCGTCCGCTGTTGATGATAGATTGGTCCAATCCACGGAGGCCAGAGGCCTGTTGGCCGTAGGAGTCAGTTACCCCATAAAGCTGAGACCTGGCGTTAGCCATCTCCTGCGCGCGCAAGATGGCTTGATTGGCATTGGTTGACTGGTTACCGTTGGCCATCTGAGCCTGAGCGTTCATCTGGGCCATAGCCAAGCCACCTGGGCCGCGGGCGGAAGCTGCCTGTGATTGGATGGAGGCGTTGTTTAGGTCATTGCCGTAACGGAGTTGCTCCTCAGCAACGCTAGGCGCTTTGCCCATTGCCGCATCACGAGCCATCTGCAGGTTTTGGCGCATCTGTCCAAGTCCGAACATTTGCTCGCCGCGGGAATCCATCTCATTGCCGAGGTAGTTTGTTTTCGGGGCGGAGGATGCGTTGTTTCCTTGCGCAAACCCACCAACGTTACCGTTGCCCATGGCAATCCTGCCTGGACCAGCAAACCCGCTGCTGAAGCCATTGGCCCCCAATGACGTCCTGGGAGCCATTCCGCCGGCGCCCCCGTGCGGTCCATCAACATCAGCGATGTTGGCACCGGTGCCCCTTCGCCCCATCTGGGCTGCCTGGTTGTTAAAGTTTGCAGCCTGTTGGTCCGCGTACCCAGCATCCCCGCCTAGGGCCCACCGGTTGTCATCAAACTGCTGCTCAGTAAACTTGCTGTCATCGTGCTGAGCATCACCAAAGACCTGTCCACCAGTTTTGTCCCAGATGTCATCAAGGAAAGTATTTTCAAGACCAAACATTATAGACCTACTTATACACTATTACGGTAATGCTAACTATTAACTGGAACCCTTATTGGTAGCCGGGATGTTCGGCTGGCCTGGCTTGACGCCAACGTTGAATGACACACCAAGCCAAGAAGGCATCTCACCGGTTCCGTACGGATATGTGCCGGTGTTAGATGCGTACGTGCATACAACCTTGAGCCTGACGGCGTAGCAGCGTTCCGGGTCAGCCCTGACCTGCAGTACAAGCGGAAGTGCGGTTGTGACAGTTGGCTGAAACGTTACAGTGTTGGTGTAACTGTTGGAGTAATTGTAGGCAAGTGACAACAATGTTGAATTGTTGGCAACTGGCAACCCAAATACCTCGGCATCCCAGATGCGCATCTGTGTGTTGGGTGCGTTTTGGTACTTCACCCATCCAGTTTCAATTGTGGTTACAACTGGGTTGGAGTTTGGGTCTATGAAAGCTGATGAGCTTAGTGAAGAAAGCTTCTTCTCATAGAATACAGTTGCTGTACCAGCAGTGTTCGCTCCGCCAGTGCAGAGCATGGTTATCCATTTTCCCTTCACGTAGCAGTAGTTCAAGTCGCTTAGCGAGACCGCGGCAGCGGCGTCAGTCTGGACCGTGTGCGTGGTCCACGCCCCGTACTTCTGGAAGTAACAGAGAATGATTCCACCAGTTCCGTAGAGGCCTCCAAACGTCTCAGTTGCGCTTGACATAGACCACTTCACGCAGTCAGTCTCGGCGCAGTACGTGACACCAGTGCATGTTGGGTAAGAGGCAACGGTGCGGTGAACGGCGTCCCCAATAAACTGGACAGAGAAGCTGTCAGTTAGCAGCTCAATTCCCCTGACGGACTTAAACATCACACCTGACTGCGTAACAATAATGGAGCGAGGCTCAATGCATCCAGTGGTTCCAGAGATGAGCTGAGGAAGTGAGAACTCAGTACCGTTACCGCCGTTTTCAGGTGGGCCGTCTCCGTCCACAACGTGGATTGAGTCTGCCTTGAAGATGATTAGACGCCCCTGCATTGAGGCTAGAGCTGTAGGGTTTCCCGAGCCACCTGGTACAGGAAACTGAAAGACGTCATGCCACCAGCGAGACTCGCCCTCAACTGCGGGACCAGTGAACCTAATCTGCCCCTGGTCATCAATGCCAAACAGACGGTCCTTATGGCTAATTACGCACCTGAGGGAAGGTGGAGACTGGCGAGGAAGTGGCGTTCCAATTTGCCCTGGCTGGTAATACAGTTTCTGGTTTGAAGCTACAGCAGCTGCCGCGTTTGCGTCAGTTATGGTGACAGTGGACGCACTGTCCTTTACCTGCGCAGTTCCGGCAAGGTAGTACGTCTGCCCATTGTTAACTGTCCTAAAGAGGAGAGCCTGTATCTGTGAATACGGACGGTCTCTCCTGGAGAACGTTGGGCACCTGATGGTGAATGTGGCGCTATTCACGGCCAAGGCGACACTATAGATGTTTGATGCCTCAGACCATGTGACCGAGCCAAGGCTATCAGTATGCTGGTACACGGCCACGTAATTGAACGTACCAGTTACAGCTGCGCCCGCAGCCGTGCTGGATAGATAGAGCATTGGTCTGGTTGGGAACCCGGACTCAAGCAGCTGGCTGCCATCAAAAGCGCACGGTACACCGCCAGATGTGAACGAGTAATCCCCGGCCTTGGCTGAGCCAAAGAGGTACGGAGACTTCATTCTAAGTCTGTATATTCCGTAGGATGTACCAGCGTTACTGTTGGTTGACAGTGAGCTTCCGTAGGTGAGAGCTCTTATGAATTGAACGGACGTGTATATGGAGTCGCCAGCAACCACTGGCATTGGGTTAGCTACTCCAAGACTTGACTTGCCACGTGCTGCACCTGATGCGAGCGTTGCAATGATGGCTCCCCTTGCAAAGTTCCCGGTAGCAAACGTGTCTTCAGCCGTAAGGTTGATTGAATCCGTTATGTCTACAATGTAATCTTTAGGAGAGAAGCTGTAGTCAGATACGTATGTTCCGCTTCCGAGTGGGTACTCATATCTTATTGAGTAGTGGAAGTGCCCAATCACCTGTTGTGTTGATGTGCACCAGACTGGCTTTGATATGAATTCGCAGTTGCGAATGGAGCCGCTGCCGTTTGCATTAATAACACCAGGAGTTGCGCAAGATACGTAGTTAGCTATTGATATTGATGATGAGCTTGGATTGGCCGTCTCAGCCATTACGTTGAAGTTGTAAACCCAAGCATTCCCATAAACAGCAACGTTCGTGTACACCGGGTCGCTTGTTATGACATTGTATATGCACACTGCACTAAACGGTATAGATGCAGGCGGTGTATACGGTAGCAGTGTTACGGTTGATGCTGTGTAAATAAGTACATCAACGTCAGATCCTGCAGGATTTACAGCTGATACTATCAGTTCACCAGCTGTCTGTACGTACGTGATTCCAGCCCTGGTCTCAGCAACGTACCTGCCAGCCCAGTCCGCCGAAGCACCTGAAGCGAGAGACCCGTCAATCTGCTGAATCCTGTACGTACCAGGAGCGGCTGCGCGATTGTAAATCAGGTACCCGTACGTGTGGCTTCCGGTGTAGTCATAGGTTGCGTCAATGTAGTTGCCGGCAACCTGTAGACCGGTGATGGTTGCAGTTGTGAACCCTGAGCTAATTGTGGACGCACTGGTGACGTCAACTGCAAACAGGAAGATGGTGCCGACGCCAGACTTAGTGATAGCCACAACTCCTTTGGAGCCAAGCTGCATCACCTTGAAGGATACAATTGTAGTGGGGTCAGTGTTTGCTAGCGACTGCTTGCATGAGCCAACCGTTCCACCGGTTGCATTGTCAACAACCCTTACAGAGAGAGCTGTCTCAGTGGTTGTACCTGACGGAAATCCTGACACTGTCTTTGAGACGGAGAAGATGCAAGAGAACCCCTCCGCACCACCGGCCTGGTACGCCGTTACTGACGTGTAAACCTCAGTGCCATTGATGTTGGTGTTCAGGTTCACCAACAGCTCAGGGTCAAGCGTTGGCGGCTTAGAGAAGCTTGTTGGCGCTGGTGGGGCGTTACCAGAGAACTGCTCACACTGCAATGAGCTATCCATAAACTCCACAATGCCGCGGGGGCCCATGAGGATAGGCCTGTTCTTGTATTTCAAGAACCTTGCAGTCTCATAGGACATAGCCGCGCCACCTGGCGAGTCGGCACTTGTCTGAGCGTACCCGTAGCGTGGGCTCAGTTTGCTGGCTGACGTAAAGTCAAAGTTGTTGCAGGTTAGAAGGGCTGAGGACGGGCTGACAACTTCAGCGGCGACCGTTTCATTGATACCGTTGAGCGGTATCTGGATGTTCTCTTTCTTAATCGGGTCTCTTTGGCTGCTCATACCGCCGGCTCCACCCGCACCGTGAGAGTGCCAACAAAGTAAAGGTCAAGAACTAGTGTATTGGCGTCAGTCTCAGAATTCTTAATGGCTGTAAGGTAGCCAACTGACGTGTCATTGATGTCAAGGAATGAGTACCTAACAAGGCAGCCATAGTTGTGTGTTAGCCTTACAGTAGTTGGGCTTACGGTGGTTGTGATGTTGAAGAAGTCAGTGAACCCTGGAGGTACCTGACCAAGCATAGAGTTTACGTCATATGAGAGCTGCTGCACCCTGTTGTACAGGCTCTCTACGCTATCCTTGGACGGGATAGACTGGACAGGCTGCACGGGCGCAGACGAGACTTTCTGGATTACCCCAGTTGAGTAATCAATGAACTTCCTGGTACCAGGAGTCATTAGTAGAACCAGTATGTTGGAGAGTATGAGTAGAGCTGAATGTAATTTCCGCTTATGCGGTAACCTGTGACTGCGTTGCTGTCCCAGAAGTACGGGAAGTTCTGGTACCTGCGCCTGACCACGCGCTCTGGCTCACCCTCATCCCTAGTGGAGTTCTTGCGCATGCGGTTCTCAATCTCAGCGCACATACGCAGGTATGGAGACTCGTCCTCCTCACGCTTGCGCTTAACCGCTGCGGCTGTACGTTGCACCAGAAGCTCCTCCCATCCGTTGATGCCATCAAAGGCTGAAATCTCAGGAGCTACCGCTGTAGCAGCAAGTATGGTTGCTCCAGGAATGTAAGAAAGGCTGATTGTGGCAGCGGACGTAGCCGGCTTGTACGGCATTACGCCAGCGTGAGGGATGGGCCGAAGGGGACGGAGTGTCCCGTCTGAGTTCTGGTTGTAGATGGCCCTAATCTTGTAGAAATCACCGTCAGGGCAAACGGTGGATAGAGCGTACTCCAGCTGTCCTGCGACACTGGAGAACGTTACAGTTTTAACAAAGTAGTCAGGAGGCGCGCACTCCACAAGAATGTCCCAGAACCACGGGTAGTAGACATTGAGCAGCTGGACAATCTCCGTGTCAGTGACATGAGTGTCACCTTCCACGTCAGCCGCTTGCCTTACCCTGGTAATCAGGTCTGAAACTTGTACAGTACGCGCCACCTTCTACCGCCTTATCCGCAGAGTTTGATGAATGCCTTGAGGGCCATAGCCTTCTCTTCTGCGCTTTCGGCCTTCTGAAACTCTTCCATAGCAGTCACTTCCTCAGGGGAAGCGTCCACTTCAGAAGACTCTTCAGCAGCCTCCATACCGCCTTCAGAAGCAGGTGCAGCCTTACCAATGGTGATTTCCATTGAGGGCTTAATCCCCTTCTTCTTGAGAGCATCAGAAATAACACTCATGACGTTACCAATGTCTGCTTCGCAAACTTGAACTTGAATTCAACAATTGCGTTTGCCGGTGGGATTGCGAGAGATGGCGTAGCCAGGTCCCAAATCTCAATGGCCGTTGTGGACGTGGTGCCGGTCACGTTCTTGGTATAGGCCAAGAGGGGACAAGCGCCGATGAGAGGAGCTGTACCAGCCGCGTTGTGAACGATAATCTCAGCACCGATAAGGGTTCCGAAGTTAGCGTCCTGAAACGTGACCGTGAACTTACCGTCAGCCGTGCGAGCCACTGAGGCGACGCCAGGAAGATAAGTCACGGCCATGTTTGCAGTGGTGCCAGCTGCAGTGCAGTAACCTTCAACAACAAATATGTCCCGAGTGCGGGTACGTGAAGGAAAGAGTGCAGCTGTGTTCATGTTAGACTCCGAAGTTCGTGAGGCGGAATTGACAAGCCGGGTTGTCCAGCTTCATTGCGCCGTAGAAGCGCCAGCGAACCTCAAAGCTGTCGTCATCAGAGACGCGCAGGTACTTGAGGCTGTCATCTTGCGCCATGTGTGGAGCCGCGTTGAGAGACCAGAGGGTCCAGTCTTTCTTGCGGATAAGGTACGCAGAGCTGAGCGGGCAGTAGGGGTCAGAGAAGACCTCAACCGGTCCAGACTCGGTCTCAAACATGACCTTAGAGAAACCAACACCGGCCTTGTCGCTGGCGTTTCGGTCATACATGATTTTGCCACCAATGGAGCGCTTCATCTGGCTCACGCGGATGGGGTTCGCGACGAGGGTGTCAGGCGAACCAACGCCCTGGAGCGTGGTCTTGGAGTGCGCGTCAAGGACCGCGTCTTCCATCGCTTGACCGGTGTAGGAAGCGGTCTGGCCTGCAAGGCGGACCGGGTCCGTACTGCGGGTAAGACCGTAGAGGGCGCTAGGGCTGGAGCCGCCCTCAATGTAGCTGTTGAGGCCGTAGAAGACGCTGTTGGTGGCGCTGGAGGCCGCCATTCCCGCGCGGACAACGTAGTCCGTAGCAACCTGCGTTGCAACTGCAGCGCTGAGCGTGATGGTCTTGTTGAGGCGGTCAATACCGGTAAGGTACGGGCTACCAGAACGAACCGTCGGGCTGAGTGTGGTGTCAGACACGAAGTTCACGTACATGCCCAACTCAAGGTTGTTCATGTTGGTGTCAGTCGCGAGCGTAAGCGTGGTGGTGTTTGCGCCGGAAAGAACGGCCGCGAGGACCGCGTTTCCAGAACCGTACTCATAGACCGCGATATCATGCGTAACAGACTGCGCGATACCGTTAACTTCAGAGCTGACCAGGTCAACCAACGCGCCTTCAGTGCGGACCGCAGCAGCAGCGGCTTCGCCGTCAATGCGTGCAACGCCGAAGAACTTGTTACGGGTGAGCGTGAAGCGGTTGAAGACCGAGGTGGTTCGGTTGGTTTGCGCGGTGCTGACAGAGGGACCAACGCCTTGCGGGTTAGCGTTCTTGAGCGCCACGTAAGCCCACTCTCCCTTGAAGTCCGTCTGCTTCTTGAGGGAGTTGTGGAACTTATATTCCTTGTTGATTACTTCGGGAGCCTCTCCATTCGGGTAGAGGTATTTAAGAGCGGCAGATACTGCCGCAATAGTAGTCGTTCCTGTTGCCATTGAATTTTCCTAAAGGTGTGAAAGTTAACGTTCTCCCGCATCCTTCAAGACAGACCTGATCGCCAACCGCGCTTTCCTCTCACGTTCCTCCCAGGAGTCTTTCTCCGTGGGCTCCGCTTTAAAGGACCGCCGTTCGCCGTTCTGTCCAGGTTGACTCTTAGGGAGAGTCTTTGCACCTTGGCCGGATTTGCCGTTGGCTGACTGCGCCTTACTGTCAGCACTCAAAGCTAAGGAAGCTTGTTCTTCTAAGAATTCACAAATCTGGTCATAGGTAGCCTGCTTCCCTGTGGCTTCCCTGAACAAGTCTGCTGCTTCGTGCCCGGCTTCAACAAGAATCCGTTCACTAAATCCAAAAACCTTAGAAATTGTGGGGTACTTTGCAGCATCGCGGGCCTCCTTCAGGTACCCGTCAATGATGCTTTTGCGCTGCTGTTCCACCTGTTGCCTTTCCCATTGTTCTCGCTGAATCTTCTCCTGTTGCTCACGGTTCTGACGGAGCGCCCTCTCAGCTTGCAGCTCCTGCTGAAGCTGTATAAGGGTCTTGCGCATTTGGCCTTCAGGAGTGTTGGCCGTTGCTATGTCAGTAAAGAACTCCTCAGGGTCCTTCCCAGCGGCGCGGAGCGCCTCCATTGGGTCATCCCTAAGCTGCTTCAGATACTGAGCGTCATGACGTAGCTGAGCCAGCTGCTGCTCATATTTAGCCTTGAGCTGCATGGCCTCTTCACGAACCTTGTTGGCCCCCGCTTCGGCAGCCCTCCGCGCAGCTAGACCCTTCTCCCGCTCTTTGACCAGGCGGGACAATCGGGTCTTGATATTCTCACCAGGCTCTGCGCCAGACTGGTCTACTTCTTTTTTTTCAACGTCTCCGTTTCGTTCGGCCTGAGCTAGAGCGGCAGCATCCTCGTCAACCTCACCGTCATCGTGAGCTTCCTCTGCGCCCCCCGCCTCCTCAACAGCCCTCCTTACAGCTTCCGCGGCCCCGGCCAGCTGCTCTGCCGAGTGTACTGCGCCTCCAGCTGAATCAACCTCAGCTCCTTCAGGGACAATAGTAGCGCCGCCCTGGAAACCCTTTTCTTCGCTCATTTACATACCACCTGGTTGCATCCCACCGCCTGCACCTGCTGGCGGCATTCCCCCCATTGGGGGAACCTCTTGAGGGGGAGGCATTGAGGCTGCTATGGCCCTGTTCTTCATCTCAACAGCGTCATCAATGTATTGGGAGATGGGAGCAAGCTTCTCCTCATCAACACCCTTTACTCGCTGCAAGTTAATAAACGCCGTTCCCCGCTTGACAATCAAATCCAAATCATCAAACGCAAGAGGCGGCAGGTACTTCTGCTCCTCCAGCATGTAATAAAGATTCTTGTCAATTATCTCTTCAGACGCTGTATCAAGGTCATTCTGGGCCTCAATATCAGGCATCTCAGTAAGCTTCCTGTACGTGCTAACCGTGATTACGCCCTTCTCAAGAAGGGGATTCAGCTGCTGGACCTTGCCAGAGAAGGTCTTTGATAGAGAGCTAATGGGAAGAACAGCCAACTTGAAGTCATCGCGGTCCATTCTTACGTCAGCAAAGTTGATGACCTCATAGCTGTCCTTCTTCTGGCTGGTTGATTGGACAGAGTATCCCTGGTCATCAAGCCAGATAGCCATGTCCACGATGCGGTACACCAGGTCGCAGACGGCTGACTCATAGTAACGGTGGAGCATGGCGTGACGGGCAGACTCGCTGTCCTCCCACGCCTCAACGGCAACGCCAGACGCTTCCCTGAGTTGCGTTGGCAGCTGGCCAGTGGCGCTAAAGCCGCTGATTCCAAGCGTGGCCCTCATGCGGGCTGGGAGGGAATCGCGCTCCTTGTAGCTATCTCCGGTGATGGGAACTGCGTTCCACTCCCTAATGGAAGAATTGATGTCACCCTCAACCTCAATGATTGAGCCGGGCATATCATCAATCTTGCCCTTGGAGATTCCTACATCTTTGCGCATAATGATGCGCGGGACACCCATGATGTCGTGGGCCAGCTCAATTCGCGAGCTGAGTTTGTCATAACACTTCTGAGCGGGCGCGATTCTAGCTACAGCCGAGTCACCCCAAAAGCCCGAAGCTGGGACATTAAACCTGATAAATGCGTGAGGAAAATCTCTGGCAGTATATTCGCGGTCAACAAGACAACCGTTGTCAGTACAGACAACATAACGACCGTGCTTGCCCATTGGTGATGGGAGGTGCCAGGCTTCATATACAAAAATCTCATCCGTATCCAGGTCACTTGGGCCGATGTTCTCATCAGATCCGTAGTAGAACCTCTTGGCCTCAAGGATTAGCTTCTCGCGCTCATCCTTGGTCCCAAACTGACCATCAAACTCTACGTCTACGTAGTCCTCAATAGCCTGCTGCCTATCAATCTGGGTACGCTGGTAGAAGCACCTGGTCTTACCGTTGCGCGCTTCAGCAGGGTCCACGAAGCAATCCATTGCATCTGCGCAGTCAATGGTAATTCTCGCGCGAGAGTTTCCGGTTACCTCGTAACCAACCCTTGGAATGCCAGTGCCATAGATGAGCGCCTGGAGACCCGCCTTCGGGATTACATTCAGGTGAAGACCAACGTCATCGCACACGCCGTGAATCCAGCGAGTTAGGTTGATGGCCCTGCGCTGTTGGTCATACTCACCGCCAACTGAGCTAGCTACGGGGATAATGCGGTTCTTGAAAATCTGCGCGTGCAGCGTCTCAATGGTGTTGGCGAGCTCATTTAGATTGAGCTCCTCATCAAACACATTGCGGAAGGGATTGCTGAATCCGCCACGGGCAGACATATCCGCTCCGTAGACCTGAGCAAGCCTCAGGTAGCCATCATACCGCGCGCCCTGCGCATCCCTGATGCGGCGGAATAGTGGGATTAGCGTAACGCTAGGGTCTTCACCGTATTGGTGAGCGTCCCACCATCTAGAGGACACAAACTGCATTGTGTCCAGTGTGGTTTTATTACAGTATGCCTACAACTTCTTGCACTAATACCTCCAGCGCTCTCCATTCCCGGAGGCCTCTTTCAGCCACTTGGCCTCGCTTTTCTCTATCTTTTCAAGCGCTAGCCTATTCATATATTCCCTGTAGCCATCCTCCCCCGGCTTGGGCTTGTTATTGATAGGCTTGACCTGATGGTAGGCCAGGTGGTGGACGGCAAGCGTCCAGGCGGACACGAGGTCTCCGTGTCCCTGCCCGGTCCTTCTGTGGTTCCTAATAGCAAGGTTGCCTCCCGGTGTTGGCCTGGCCACCGTCTCCCTCGCCTGTTTCAGAAGCCTTGAGTTCTGCGGGATAGATATCAGACCCTGGTCAAGCATTGCCTTTGTCCTCAGGTAAACATCCTGCTTTCCCTTGGCGCCCTCCGGGGCATTCATGATGTTTATGCCGTACTCACGGAGTATTTCCCTGATGGCCTCGCGGTAGAAACTGTCAGTGATTACGGTCCTAAGCCCGTACTCGCTCATTATCTTCACAAATTCCTCACACACCTTACTTGGGATAAGAGGCTTCCCGTTGGTGGGTACAATCTCGTGAAGTCTGATGAGCCTGTACTTTTTACCGTCCCACTGTACTATGGCCAGTGCTGAGCTATCTCTCTTGAACCCGAAGTCGGCCGCGGCGCATACTGGGTACCTTGGGTGGTGGCTGGTGTCCATAAACTCATCAACAGCAGCTGTAAGGTTAGCTGCGTCAAAGAACGTTCCTGACAGGGTTTGGCTGACGTCGCAGTCATATTCCCTTGCCGCGTTCTCCGGGTCCCTTTGACGCTCTTCCTCAATGAGCTCAATTAGGTCTGGCCTGTCTGGTCGCATGAGAACAGTGGTGGCCATCGCGCATAGCGCGTTTGTTGGCTTGCCAAAGTTCTTATCCATCAGCTCCGTCATCAAGTTCTCAGAGGGCCATGGGGTAGAAATGAATATGATTACCCCGTCAGGGGTTAGCGCTGGCTTGATTGCGCGGTACATGGACCGGTCATCAATCTCAAACCTTCCGTCCGGGTCAGAGTTGAAGAACTCCGCCTCGTCCAAAATTGCGCAAATCATGGACCGACCGCGGACAGTTTTTCCACCTTTGTCTGCAGCGTAGGCCTTGATTACAACCCTGCGCCCATCTGGTCTTCTTACGGTTACACTGTTATCATCGCTGGCGGCCACGTAGCCCTTCAACTTAGCGCTTGATTCAAGCACACCCTTGACCATGGTGAGACATAGGTCCTTTGCCGTGTCCTTGTCTGGGGCAATGATTGCCACGGTTGGAAGGTCACCTTTCCCACACTTACTAACGTCAGCCGTGAAAGCCTTGTAGACGGCGAGCCATGAAGCAAATGATGTCTTGCCGGACCTGCGTCCGAACCTTAGACATAGTGTTCTCCTGGCTTTCCTTGGAATCCTACTGGTGGCGTTGAGGCGGAATATATGCTCGGCAAACTCCTGCTCATCAGCGGATAGGTCCTTTAGCTCAACCCTATCCACGCATACCTTTGCCACCACTCTTTGACCTATGGTCAAGTTCACGCCCAGCACATCTGGACAGAAGCGCCAAAAAGGAAGGACCCCCCTGCCTTGTGTGACAGGAGGGCCAAGCTTGTTAAGAATTGCTCTATCGTGCGCTTGCGTCTGTTTCGTGTTGGTCATCTTCAGCGAAGAACTTCCCGGTACTCATTACCATCCCGAACATGTCGGGACTTATGCCAGTTGCGAAGTCAGCCCTGAAGTATGATTCCTTTCCATGACACTTGGCCAGAATCACAAGATAATGTGGTCTAGACGGGTCCGGCCCGGCCTCCACAATCTCACAAGAGTCTACCCCTTTATCCTTTACCCTTGAGCACCTTTGGCACAAAGGCCAGTTGCTCCCGCTGACCTTCTGGATAATCCCGTTGACCTTGGCCAACCGGTGTTCCCGAAGTTGATTCCACAACTTTCTGCTCTTCACTGAATACCTCCCACCTGCGCAGGGCAACAAAGGGGATACCTACACACTTACCGTGGTAGCCAACCCATACACACTGGTACTCCTTATCAAGGTCCAGTGTGACCTCTCCGTCAGCTGCCCAAGCCTTGCCGTATCTGCCATCAATAGCGATATCTTCAACACCAACAATTACTTTGCACTTCATTCCAAGCACCTATACGGATTGAATTTGCTGTTTGTGTACATCTTCCTACACCACAAACTATCTCTAGTGTAAGTCACGTCTGGTCCGCAGACAGCGCGCACCATAAGCCCACCAATACCAGAACCCCTAAGCTCAGGAGGGACGTAAGCGTAGTGGAGCAAACCAGGCTTGCCGCAACACCAACCGTGAATGCTGTCACCATCTGAAGTAAGAACGTGCACGTACGGATAAAGGCGCTCCGCCGCTTTTGATTCCCCATCAACCACCACACTGTAAGGCATCTTCTTTTTCCATGACTCCGCAGCTGAGCGGACCCACGTGCTAATGACGAAGCCCCTGTGCCTCGGCTCCGCCGGTACCAGCGTCAGACCAAGCTCCTGTATGTGGTGACTCAATCCGCAATCTCCCAATCAAGGTCAAACCCAAGCATGAACGCAATTTCAAACGGCGAGCCTCCAGTCACGTACTCAGCCACTATGTGGCCGTTGTCATGCCTGGGGTAAAAGACTAGTCCAGCGAATGAGTCCGTCTTTACTGCGTCCCCAGTCTGAACACACTCCACCAAGGCCTCATTACAATTCAAAGGTCACCTATATGAGCGATGGCGCAGAATGGACACGAGAAGTCTATGGCGTCCTCAAGTTCCCTAAACAGCCTGCACGTGTTCTCACATATGACCACGTACACCTCCAACTCTCCCTTACCATCCCACCAGATGATGTCTCGGTAGTCATTCTCCGTTCCCCCATCTAGTGAGTTCATCTATCGCCCTTTGTACCCAAACAGGGACCACAACAGGTGACTGCTCCATCCCGGATTTAATCCTACAGGCATCACACTTTCGCCTGCTGAGTATGAGATGGGTACCGGCCGCTGACTCGCAGGATTCACAAAGGTACCGGTGCAAGTCTGCGAGAGAAATGACGATGCTAGGAATGTTCCTGACTCCTTAATGTTCTCATAGTTAACCATCAAAAATCTCCTCACCCCACATCAGAGTTATCGTCGCCAACATCCACACTATCAGACACGTCTTCTGAATTGTCTCCAGGCTCACTCAAACTACCACCCGCGTCCAGCCAAGGTGCCATCTCAGAAACCCTTGACCGTGTAGCTGCGCACTCCTTTGCACACAGCTCCCAAGCACTGATTTCATTCTGCCTGGAACCATTGGCCAACTTAGTACCAAGCTCCAACAGTTTTAACATTTTCCCCATATCAACTCCAGCAGCCTCACTAGCTGCCTGGTGTATGTACTTTGAAGCGGCCAGCTGTAACGCAGCTGTACTCAGGATTCCAGATACTCCGGCTGACACGTACCCGAAGGCCACACATAGCTCCCTACACCTACGTGCCAAGTAGTACTCCGCCCTACGTAGACACCCTCGGTACCGTTCATCCTTGATGTCCAGGTACTTCATGTCTATGCCGAGTCTAGCGAGCTTCGGCCTCCTTCCTCTAGCGGCCCTATTCCCCTTCGTGAAGGGTTTTCCATTACCGGTACTCATCAACCCAGCCCTGGGCACCGAAGAGTCCGCCATGGTCAAGCTAGGGGCCTTCGTTGTGACAACCTCCAATTGGTCAACAGCCTCCTCCGTTAGCGGGGTCTCTGCTGGTGTTAAATCTGTCACCTCAGGGTTGCGTGTCTTCGGGAACCAACCCTCCCCGTCCTTCTTCTTCTGTAGCTCTAGAAAGCTTCTACTCATACAGCAACACTGTACACCGTACACCCATGCCTTAATTCGCTATTAGCGAATCATTAGTGATTACAACTCTTTTGATACGCGAAGACAACATAGCCGGCTGCGTTGGCACGCGTTTGTTGTGGATTATTGGGTCTGGGTGGATGGGTGTATAGTGCAAGTGAAGTTTATTGTAGTGATTTCGGGTGAATTGGGCCCCTCCGGGCCGCAACCTACCCCCCGGTCATGGGGGGTATTCAAGTTTCCTCACCACTTCACCCACCCCCACCAGCACATTCCTTGCTGGATGCAGGATATGTACCTGGGGATGGAGTAATTTGTGCAGGATTTTGATGTGATTTTGAGGACGCAGTAGTTGGCCAAACAATTGCAGTACTTCACCGGTATATGTCACCGCTGTAATAAGTTGCTCCGCCAACAATCAACAACTTACAGTTCCAGTGGCAACATAATCACACTACGTCAATACCCGTGCCAACAGACGCGTGTCAACGAAGCTAACAAGGTCAACGACGCGAATGTAAGTGTTACGGTTACTGTCATGGAGTGACACTAACCTCTCAAGTAGATGTAATCATTGAGCGCAACTGTCACGGAGTGACACTTGATGTCCGAGCACGGACACTTGAGCCATGCCAGAAGCGAGCTAAGTGATTGAATATTGGATGGCAATGTCAGGTACATGAGATGCATTAGTACTCATCACTAAGGCGGTGATGAGATGGTACTAGAACTAATCAGCCTCTCTGACTCAGTATGGACCGTACTAGACGCATACGGAACCCCCGTGGCAGCTTGCGCGCTCATGGGTAAGGCGATGGTTATGGCGAGAAAGCTGGGCCACAAGAGAATTAGGAACTCAGCAACCAAGATGGTTTTGGAGGTCGCATGAAAGCATATATGCACCACGGCGCGCTCGGCGAGGGCGAGTGGGGCAAAGTAACAGGATAACCCAGACCGAAACGGCTCCGGCCGTCTACGCGTTAGTCGCGTACTGATGAGGTCAAGATGAACGAGCAAGCAAAGAGAAGCGCCCAGGCCAATGGGCTTCACTACGGAGAACACTACGTCAGGTCGCATAAAGTAGCAGGATACCTACTTGACGACGAGCGGGCGTGCTTTGAGAAAGCGGTTGCGCATGCAGGTGTTGCAACCAAACTTATCCAGTGGTTTCGCAACGGGTGGGAGCAGGCTCTTATTGAGAATGGGGTGCACTTCAATGCAGCCTGACATTGTGGGACTCCTATTCAAACAAGCCACGCTGGACCAGCAGCGCGCATATGATCTGCTACGGCAGGAAGCTCAGAACCTTAACGAAGAACTGAAGTTTGCCAGGGGGTTCATTATTGAGCTTGAGGGGCGCATCCAGAGACTGGAGGAATCCAATGGCAATAGCTGACCACTACCTCATCCGCAACCACAACGGTTCCTACTATAACCGCATTTGCTGCACGTTCCAGGAACGCCTATACGCCACCAGGATGGCCAAGAGTGTGGCCATGGCCGAAGTGAAGTATCTAAAGGATAAAGGCCTCACCGTTACAGCTGTCCACGTGAAAGTGAAGGGTAAGTCATGAGCAAGAATCCCGGGCCTAAGAAAGTGACCGGAAAGTGGATTGTCTGCCTGGGAGATGGTGAGACATGGTCCGAGGTTGACGGGTGTCAGATTATGTTCCTGACCAACAGGGAATACGAGGAGATGAATGAGTGCGGGGAATACCCAAAGAACGTTGAGTCTAAGTATAACTTATGCGCAAAGGAGCTTGTGAAGCTTTGGCTAACTCGCGAGGCAAAACGTGTCTGACCCGCAAACATTCATAACCGCACGCACCAACCGATGCGCTCATTGCGATGACAACATCAAACCTGGAACCGTTGCTTACCACGAAGGCAGTCTTGGACCGTTCTGCAGTATAACTTGCGCTGGTGAGTGGGATATTAATACCATTCTGGATGAAGAGGCGCTGGATGATGATGAACAATAAAGCTGAGTTCCTAGCTATAACTTCAAGCCTCAAGACCATGATGCAGGAACTGGAGACACTGGAGTACGAGATACATAACGCGCTTGCGGAACTGGAGACTGCGCAGGTAAGGTGCACAAGATGCGCAGATTACTTGCTTGAACTGGCTAAGGGCATTGAGGATGCAGCGAAAGAAAGCGAGATAACCTGGTGAAGAAAATCAAGAATGTTCCGAAGAAGGTTGAGAAGGATAACGCAAGAGACTGGAAGTCTTACCCGTCAACAGCCTGGGAGACACTGTAATGGCGCACAACACATACGATACAGCTAGGGCAAAGATTAAAGGCGGCCGTTACTTTTTCAATGAAGATGTAAACATGATGCAGGACGGCCACACCGGAGAGCTGCTTGGCCCCTTGCCGCGAGGCAAGTACCGCACACCAATGACTCCAGACAAGGAGGGCATGAACATCAAGGATGTGTATACCAAGTTCGGCGGACCAACAGCAGTGACGTTGAGCTACCCAGCCAAGACCGAGACACTACCAAATACCAGTGCAACCCGAATTATAACCGGAGGCCACTGCGCCAGGTGCAACTACCATAACCCAGACTGCGAGTACCCAGAGGGAGGCAGCTACGTCTGTTTCAATTGCAGATGAACATCAACGAGGCTGTATGCGAGATGGCTGATGGTATGGTCACAAAGCCTATGATACCGGGTGCACTTAGCACGAATTACTGCAGCGTGGACGATAGCGGCTTCCTGAATTCATGCTTATCTATTGGCGGGGTCTACTGGGCAGACCCTGGAGAATACTCATTTCACTATGAATGGGAGCTTGCTTCGCTAACCTTTTAATAAGCGTGCAATTACTATGGGGGGGCTACCGAATGGGGTAAGCTCCTCTTTTCTATTGTAAATATTAGAGATGGACAGGAACCAACTAAAAACCTGGAGAATAACCAACGGCCTCACCCAGGCAGAAGCCGCTTCAATCCTTGGCGTCAGCCAGGAAATGGTTTCCGAAATGGAGAGCGGGGCAAAGGCAATCCCAGCAAGCATCGCCGGAAAGACGGCGGGCACCGTAAAAAAGTGAAGAGGATTATCCTTCTTTGCTCACTGCTAGCAAGCTGTGTTGCCCACGGGTACGGTCAGCTTCCGAAGTTGGGGACCAACGTTCGCCAGTCACACCTAAACATAACATCCTGCGATGACTCATTCTCTCCAGAGGAGAAGATGGCCATTCAGTCCGCATGCGATATGTGGAGGTCACTGTCTGATGGTAACATGTCCTGTACCTTGAGGTGGGACTGTGGAGATGGCGACCTATCCGTTATGAAGATGAGCAAGAACGACCAGTACATAAAGGGAAGGCCAGACAGCGGTAGCGGTCTAGCCGGGGTTCAATCTGGTCATCTAATCATTCTCATCCCAGAGAACATAGGTAACTGGGAGATGGTGGCTGCCCATGAGATAGGTCACGCGTTCGGGTACAGTCACAGCAGTGACAACGCCTGCTCAGCACTGATGGCAAAGTACGTCTGTGACAAGGCTGAGTTTACTGAGCTTGACCTTATTCAGTGCCGGGAACTTGGTTACTGCCGAGTACCCTGACCACATACTCATCTAGTGAAATGAGGTCAGTGCGCTTACAGGCGACAGTCAGGTACTCATGGTTTCTGGTTGGGTCATAGCACCTGTGGTCCCGTATCTTCTCAACATCGTGCATGCACACTAGAACCGCTCCGTCCCTGAACATCAGGAAGTAGTCAGTTACGTCAGTTGTTACGTAGCTACCAGACATCCGGTCATATTGTTTCTGGTTGCAGATAACCACAGTATCGCTGAGCGTATGAGAGTCACGGTTGAGGGACTTGCACTCTGCGTTCCTTGGGTTGGCACCGTAACAGCAGTGGCTCATCTCTGCTGAGAGAACCATGTCAGGGAATATCTTGGACGCTTCCCTGTTCTTCTCTGCTGGCCCTGAAGGCGGCAAGGTTACCCAGAAGCCTCTCGCGCGTAGTCTCCCAGCTAAGACCTCTTCTTCCTTGAAGGCCAGCTGCAATCTCTGATGGAAGTTTGCTTGCGTCTTCTCCATACAAAAACCCCTCCAACATTGAGCCGTCATCCATCTTAGCCAGTAGTAACCCGGCTATGAGCGACTCAACTTTAGACTTATCATCTACAACGTAGAAGCACTCGCGCGCCACCTTGTCCTGGAACTCTTGCTGCGTCTCTGACAACTTCTTGCCAGTTGCCTTGA